TTGATTTTTTGGGCGTGTTTTCGTACGTTTGGTGGCGACCGCGGGCTACGGACAGGCGTCGAGTGCTGTTCGACCGGCACGTTCCCCCGTGGCACCGGGTCCTTGCACTTCAAGCGTTGTTGGCGGCGCGGCGGCCTTCCAAGCCGATGGGCGGGGTTCGATTCCCCGGCGGTGCTCCAAATTTCGGTGATGCGCGACTACCTGACGCGCGACGGCAGCTTCGAACTGCCGGACACCGATGCCGTGTCAGCGGCGGTTAGGCGCCGGGCTGTGCGCGATACACGGCTCGGCGTTTGGCTTTGATGCGCAGGCGCAGGGGCGAGCCGAGGATCGTTGCGGCGAGGTCGAGCCGTGCGCGGAAGGCGTCGTCGAGGTCGAGCGGCACGTCGTAGACCGTGGGCGAGCGATAGCCTTTGGTGTTCGCCGGGGCCGGTGGGCCAGCCGTGTGCGGGTAGAGCTTGTCGCGGTTGTTGTTGCACGAGACGTGCGCGACGCGCAGGTTTGCGGGCAGGTTCGAGCCGCCGTTACGGCGTTCGATCACGTGGTCGATGCTGGGGGCGCGCTTCGAGCCGCGTGGGGCGGCAATGTCGACATTTTCGTGGCAGAGCCAACAGGCCGGTCCGTCACGCTTCAAGAGCATGACGAGCCGTGCTGCCTGGCCGGGATATTCAGGCATGCCGCGATTGTAACGCGCACGAGGGGTTTACGCTAGGCTCGAAGCGTGGTATAGTGCGCGAGAAGTGCGTTTTGCGGGAAGGTCCTGCGAGCGTCCGCGCTAGCCGAAAGGCCGCAGGCCGCCGACTCCCCCCTCCCCCTCAAAACACAACGCTGCCACTGGCCTCGCCGAATTGGTGACCACAGCAGCGCCTAGCTTCAAACCCGAAGTTCTCCGGGGCGCATAACGCGCTCGCTCTCTGTGGGGCCGGTTCTCCGGCGGTTCGAACGATGGCGAACTTAGAAAAATTCGCTGCGGTGAGTTTACGGCAAAGGGTCGGGATTCCGCAAGGGCGTCGAGCAATCGGCGCCTTTGTTGTCGTCCAGGCGCTTCTTGGCGACCGCGGTACACGAGGCGTCGCCGCAAATCGGGAAGTGGTGATTGCCCGGATTCACAATGAGCATGATCCGGGTGGGGAAGCCGCAGCCGACGCAGCCGGGAGCCGATGGGCGCAGATCGAATCCGGCCTGCGTCACTTCGGGTAACTCCCCTGGCGCAGCGGCATGCGGATCATGGCGGGGTACTCGAGGTTAGACGACTCCTCGAAATAGGACAGCAGCGCTTGGTAGCGTGCGTAATCGACCTTGGAGACGACCATCATCGTCGGGCGAACGCCTTTCCACGAGCACGCCGCGTCGTACAAGGCTTGCGCGTCGGCGAGGAACGCCGGTGTGACCGGCACCTCCACTGAGACGGCCAGCGGGGCCGCACCCTTCGCCACGAACGGTGTAACGTCGGGCAACGCCGGAGCAACCGCGGCGGAGCCAAGCGCCGCGAGGAACCAACCGCGCTTCATGGGCGCTCCTTGCGGAACTGGTCTTTGAGTAAGGCGATCGCGCCGAAGTACGCCTCGGCGAGGCTGCCGCCCGGGCATCCGCCGCGGTCGATGACGGCGGCCACGATTTTACTAGCGGCGTTGATGCGAGCGGTTTGCCAGTTCGCCGCGGCAACGCGTTCGAGTGTCAAGCACTCCTCCGGCGACATCACGAGCGCTTCTCCGGCGGCGACATGGCCCACACGGTGGCGCGGTAGAGCGGATTCCAGCGCACGGCAATTTCGATCCGCGAGCGGCCCTCGCTCTGGGCGTTGTGCGGACCGTCCTCGAGTCCGAGAAGCACGGCGCCGCCGCACCAGCCGAGAAAGACCAGTGCGAGCAGGCAGACCAACAGGAACATCATGCGGCGGCTTTCTTGAGGCAGCGCGAGCAGAGCCGGGTAAGCCGGTCGCCCGGCCGGGTGCGCAGGCCGGTGACCGGGCGCACGTCGCCGCAGCGGTTGCACGGGGCGGTTGCGGTGTGGCGGTCCGGCGACAACTCGAGGATCGGTCCGGGCGGGCGCTCGGCTCGCACGATCATGTCGGCGCGTTTTACGAGGTCCATTCTTCCTCCGAGGCAGGCGGGTTGTGAATGTAGATTTTCAAGCCCTGACGGCGCGCCTCCCGGATCATCGAGGCCGTGCCGTCGCCGCCGTGCAGCGCAATGAGCGCGCCGTCGTCCTCCGCGGCGTACTCGGCCATGCGGCGATTGCGGATCGGTCCGGCGGCGCGGCCTGCGGCGGCCCAGTTCGCCCGGAAGGTCGTGATCGGAATGTCCATGCTGCGGGCGAGCGCATCGGCTTGCGCATCGACCCCCTGCGCGCCACCGAGCACAAACTCGGTCGGGGTGAACCCGGAGAGGACGAGCGCGTCGACCAGTTCGTGGTCCGGGCGGCCGCGGCGGCTCCCGGCAACGATGACGCGCACTATCGGCGGCGCTCCGGCGCGGGCACGTTGTGTATCTTGTACTCCCACGCCCCGGGGAAGCTCAAAACCAACTCACCGTATTCCTTGCCCGACCCCTCGCAAGCAAGGCACACCGACTGGTTCCAGACCTCGCCGAGGCCGGAACCCTCGCAATCAAAACAGTCCATCTCGACGAGGACCTTGGGGAGAGCCGGGGGAACGTGCGCCATCGAGCCTTGCCTTTCTGACCGCGAATTGGGGAGCATGCTCGAACGCCCTGGCTCCTTACGGCGCCGGGGCGTTCTGCTTCGGGTCCCAGCTAGTGGCCCCCATTGTACGGCGCAAGGCAGCGCTCGACAAGCCACAAGATATGGGGGCTCGGAGCGAGGGAAGCGCAACATGTAGGCGGGCGTGCGTCCAGCGGCCCGCGGCGCTGTTTTGGAGCGAGCCGCGCCCCGATAAGAGACGGCTGCCCGGCGACTTCATGCGTTCGAGGCATGCACGCATGCACACACGCTCCGGTAGAGCGGCCTCCGGCGGCAATCATACCACGCCGGAAGGATTCATGCCAAGCGCAGGCTAACCGCCGCGACGTACCCCGATTCGCTTGCCGCTGAAAGGCCGCACCTTTATGCTTAAAACCTTCGCGTACCACAAACCCAGCGCCGAGGGCGTCGACAAAATCGCCGCGCTGCGCGAGGCGTACACTCGCCTGTACGAGTCGCTTGACGCGAACGGCATTGCGTCGCGCGAACTCTCCGTCGCTAAGACCGAACTCGAGGCGTCGGCCATGTGGGCCGTGAAGTCGGTCGTCCACAACGATCCCGAAAGCGTCGTCGATGGTGCATAGTCGCCCAACGCCGGAGCAGGTCGAGCTTGCGCGCTGGGTGCTTCAGTCATCTGCCGCCAAAGAGCTTCGCGATCAGGCTACGAAGATCGTTGGCCGCGCCTTGGGCATGCAGAACGAACCGAAGCGCATGACCGACGAGGAAGTCTCGGCCATGCGCTTTGCGATTAGCTTCCTGCGCGACTACGGCAAGTATCCGTCGGCGCGCGGCTATCAGGCCGACTATCGCAGCGCAACGAGCGCGGATAAGCTCACGCGCATTAAGCACGCCGATGCTCTCGCGACGTTCATAGGCGAATACTCGTTCGGCGCGTCGGCGGACAACGAGAACAACTGGTGAAGAAGCCGCGCGTGTTCGTGCCGCCTGGTCCGCGCAAGCCCAGCTTCTCGCCGATGGCCGCGCCGACGCAACATATCGTGCATCCCGTGAAGTGGGAGAACACCGGCTGGGTGCGCATGAAAGGGACGTCGACCGAGCAACTCGTCGTAACGGTCACGCTTTCGAACGGCGAGGCGTACTCGCACACGCAGCACATGAGCTACGGCGTCGGCGAACGCGAAGGGATCATCGAACGCACGCTTGCGGGCAAGGGCACGATGGCCGACCTCAATCGCGTGTACGCGATCAAAGCCCAACGCGCGATGATGAAGCAGAACGCCTATCAGGCATTGCGCGAGGCGCATGGCCAATAGTAATGTCCCGAAGCGCGGGACGCCGGAGCACGCGCACTACATGCGCACACTCGGACGCAAAGGCGGGGTTGCGACACACACGAAGCACCCCGAGCATCTCAAAGATATTGCCGCCGCCGGTGGGCGCGCGTCGAAGCCGGTGAAGAAACCCCCGGAGCCGGAACCCCCTGCCGCGGCGGCTCCGGTAGCAACGCCGAAGCCGCCGACAAAACCAGCCCCCGCACACGCTGCGCTCGACTCCCTGGACGCGATCATTGCGCAGGTCGAACGTGGATAACATCATCGCCGCCGCCATTCTCTTTATGGCAGCGGTGCTTTTCTGTGTCGCCGCGGCGGTGCTCGGTGTTGCTGGCTGGTGGTTCGCCCACGCCGTCCGTGAGGCGCACACGGCGCGCGCGCACGGCGTGCAGGCCGACGAAACGGTCGAGACGGTGCGCGCAGCAAACGATGCGCTCGAGGAAATCCGCCCACCGGCGCGCGCGCACATGCCGCTGCCGACCGATGCGGAAATTAAGGAGGCGCTCCTCATGCAGCGCGACCCGCGCAACAACGACGACGACATCACTACCGACGGAAACGAGGGTGTACCGCCGTCACCCATCGGTGCCGACGGTGGCATCTACCGAACGGTGGGCAATTTCGAATGAGCGGCGCGAAAGAGAAAATGGAACTCAATCGCCTGCGCCTCGAGAACGCGCAACTACTGGCGCGGTTCGAAATCGGCGAGGCGCCGCTCTCGCTCGAGACGTGGGCGCTTATGGGCTCGCAGGAAACACGTGACGGCTTCGCCGCGCGCGCGCTCGTTGCGGAATGGGGCAATCAGGCAAAAGCGCTCGCGCGCCTCGGGTTCCCGATCTTCCATTCGGAGAAACAGCCGTGGACGTATAAGCCAAAGCTCGTGAAGGAACTCGCCGAGGCCATCTTCACGACGCCCGGCGTGAAGGCGATTCTCGACAACGACTTCAAGGCGGTCGACGAGTCGTGGCAAGCCATCCTCGAGCGTACGCGCAAAATCGCGCTGCACGGCACGGACGAAAATGCGGTCAAGGCCGCGGCGCTCTTAGCAAAGGTCGAAGGCCGCGTGCAAGACCAGGCGCCACCGCAGGCGACGTCGATCAACCTCGCCGTGCTCGTGAACGGTGCATCGCCGCACAACGTCGAGCAGAAGAACGTAACGACGCACGATCCGGTAGCGCTCCTCGCGCACGAGCCGAGCGATACGGGAGTGCGCATCGACACGGGCGACAAAACCATCGACGAGGTTTTGTCGCGACAATGATGGCGTGCCCCAATGCTTCGTTCCCAGACAACAAAGGTGCGCTGGCCGCAAAGCGCGCGATCAAGCGCGCGTTCAACGCGAACACCGCCATTTCGCATTGCGGGGAATGCGATGCCTACCACGTTGCGCTCGAAGTCGGGCAGTATCCCGTATCGCACGAATGGCAGCGCATCTTACATGGGGTCGCCGAAGGCATGAGCAATTACGAAATTGCCGACCAACTTGGCATGGGCTGGCGCGGCGTCGAGTACGCGGTTGAGGAAATGAAGAAGCGCTTCTACGCACTGAACCGCCCGCACCTCATCGCTATCGTGATCGCGCTCGGCGTGGTCGACCCAAACCGCTTCGTTCCAAAAATCAAGAAAGGCCACGATGAACAGCGCCCGCTCGTATAACGACGCCCAACTCGACACCATCTCGCGCAGCGTGTATTACGATACGTGCAAGTTCGCGCTTGAGAAGCTCAAGCTCCCGGATTGCGACGACGAAATGCTGCAAGCCATTGCGGCAGCACTCGACGCCGCGGCGTGCGGGTTCGACGAAGTGAACGAAGATGACCTGAGCGATATTCCCGCGGGCATGCGCCAGGCCACGCCGTACAACGACGATTTGCTGAACGAAATGTCGCGCGACTTGTACGTGCAATGCATCCAGCGCGTACAGAATTACGTGCAGGGCTCGCTCACGATGAACGTCGACAAGATGAACGCGTACGCGCGCGTCGCCGATGCCGCGGCTTCCGGCTTCCGTGAAGATGACGTCGAGGACTAGTGAATAACGACAACCTGCGAACGTAGCTGCTGACGCCGAGCGCGCCCGGCAGCTTCTTAATCGCTACGCAACCGACGAGCGATTCCGCATCGAGAACAGCTTCAAGATTCTCGCTGCGCAAAACCGGAAAGTCATCCCGCTGCGCTACAACGAGGCGCAGCTTCGCCTCTATCGCGACTACCGCTGGTTTCGCGATCATCGCATGCCCGTGCGAATCGTTATCTGTAAAGCTCGCCGCGCCGGTCTGTCGACCGGCGTCTCATCGCTCATTTACGACGATACGACGACGAACGAATACTCGAAGTCGCTAATCGTCGCAAACGAAAAGAACCCGTCGGAAAACGTCCTCGGCATGTACACGCGATTCTGGAAAGAGTCGCCGGAGTATTTCGAGCTTGCCGGTCAGCGCATCATGGTGCGCCCGCCGCTGCCTCCCGAGTACAACAACAACCCGCCGAAGGACCGGCTGTTGTTTGCGCCGCCGCTCGACTCGGGCATCTACGTCGCGACCGCGCGCTCCATCGACGCCTTCCTCGGCTACGGCTTCCAAAACATTCACGCAACGGAAGCGTCGCGTTACGTCGACGGCCACGAGCTTTTCCGTTCGCTCTACCCAACACTCTCAAGCGAAGCCCATTCCGCGCTCTACATCGAGTCGACGCCGAACGGACAAGAGGGTCGCGGGCGCTGGTTCTACGAGCAATGCATGGATGCGCAGGCACGCAAGGATACGCAATACGGCGAAATGCGACTGGTGTTCATCCCGTGGCACGAGATGACGCAGAGCTTCGCGGTTCCGTTTGAGTCGGACGAGAAGCGCATCGCATTCGGCAAGCAACTCAACGGCACGGAACGCGATCTGCTTCGCCGCTTCCCGCACATTTCGCTCGAGCAATTGAACTGGCGGCGCATGATGCTGGCGGGTCCGACGTTCAACCGCGACGAGGACATGTTCGATCAGGAATACCCGACCGATCTTGCGACGGCGTTCTTACTCTCCGGCAACTCCGTGTTCGGACGCAAGTCGATCAAGCGGCTCATGTCGAACGTGCGCGAGCCGATCTGGTCGGGCGACGTGTACTGGGGCGTCAGCGACGCGAAAAACGAGTCGGAGCCGATTCACGAATTGGTGCGTCGCCCGCATTTCTACACGAAGGGGCAAGCGCGCGCTCTCGGCTTTGAGCCGCACGTCAATGAGAACACGTACAACAATCTCAAGGTCTATCGCTGGCCGACGCGCGGCGAGCGAATCATCGTGACGTGCGACGTCGGCGGCGGCAACCCTGAGTCGCGCGACGGCGACTACTCCGTCATCATGGTCGGCGTGCTGAACGAACTCGAGCGCGACGAACTCATTATGACGTGGCGCGGGCACATTAACCCGATTGCGTTCGGCGAAGTCGCCGCGGCGCTATGCTGGGGATTGCGCTACCAAGTCGGCGAGAGCGTAACGGCACCGGAGCTTGTGCCGGAATGGACAGGCCCCGGCTCGGCCATGTGCGTCTACTGCGACGACAAGAACCTCTACCGCGTGTACCGTTGGCAACCGTTCGGCAAGACGAAGATGAAAGCGACGTCGAGCCTCGGCTGGCAGAGCGATTCGAAAACGAAACCGTACATGATTGGCGCAACGCTGCGCATGATCGACGATGATAAAATCGACGTGCCGGACCAAGACCTCGTTCTCGAAATGTCGACGTACCGGCAACTCGACAACTTCGGCGACGCGGGCTCCTATGGCGGCGCCGCCGGGCGGCACGACGACATGGTATCGGCGTTTCAAATTTTGTGCGCAATGATGCGCTTGCGGTCGTCGATCATCCCGGGCGAGACGGACGTCGAGGAGGTCGAGGTCGATTCGTATTACGACCCCGACCTACCGACGTTCGATCCGTTCGTGGACCCCACGCGCTACATTGCGCCGGGCGTGCAAGCGCGCGACATCGACGACGAATCGCTCGACGAGGGGCTCTTTTGGAGCAGCGACGACTACTAACCGTGATTTTACGGGGGCTCCTTTTGTTGACGCTTGGCACTATGGTTGCGTGCCACGCTACGACTGTCGCTGCCCCGAGCACGGGACCCACGAGGTATTTCGCCGCATCGGCGAGCCGCTTTCTTGCGAAGCGGCTCCGCCACGCAATGCCTACCGCGGCGGCCGGAAGCGCCGGTGCTTCGCGCCGGTCGAGCAGGTCATTACGGCGCTGACGATTCCCGGCATGCGCATGTCGTGCGGCGGCGAGTCGGCGCCATCGGAGGCGCGCCGCCAAGACGGCACGGCAGACTTCAACATGGGCCTGCCAGGTGTAGAGACAATCATCGGCACGCGCGAGGACGGCAAGCCGAAGCTCGCGTACCGGCCGATCACGCACAACGAAGTCGCCACCAACCGCAACGCTCGCGAAATCGCAAAGCGCGCCGGGCTCGAGCCGCTCTCCGGCGGCGCATATCGTTCGGTGGGCCGCTAATGTACGGCGAGCTTCTCTCGCCAAACGAGTCTCCGCTCGGAGCGCCTCCGGCGATTAAAGGCGTTCAAGCGCCAATCATTGCGGCACCGGCTGGACAGAAGTCTGCCGACCAAATGCACTTTCACAAGCAACGCAACGATGCGCTTGCGGCGCTCGAGCACGCGCAAAAACAGCATGGCAACTACATGAAGATGCTCACGTCAGGCGGCGATGACCCGACGCCACAAGACCGTGAAGCAAGCAAAGCATTTGAGACGCTATTTAAGATTTACGGAAAAATCCCAGGCGCAACCGACCCCGGCACAATGCGAAAGCCGCAGGGTTCGATGTGGACGGACGTTGATAAAGTGACGCCCGGCGGCGGCATTCCGGGATTCGGCCCGGCAAACGGGGGTTCGTAATGTACGGCCAACTACTCGGTGGGGCAGGCCCGCTCGGCGCCCCGCCCGCGATCAAGGGCTATCCGCAGCCGATTGAGCCGCCCACGCCTGCGCCAACGCCGACGCCCGCACCCGGCGGAGCAGCGGGCGCAATGCCGCCGCCGCCGTCCGAAGAAGCCGTCGCCGCGAACGAAGCCGCGCATCGCGCCGCGTACGAAGCGCACCAAGAGGCGTTTATGAAGGCGCTCGCCGCGGACTACGCGGCGGGAAAAATCAGCCGTGAGGATTTGAAAAAGGGCGCTTCGTACACGGGCGTTCAGCCGTACCACCAGTGGAAGCAAGAGAACGTCACGCACCTCAAAGAAATCGCGAAAGCGCGGGAGTAAGCAATGCCAACCATTTCGCAACAGCCAATCGACGTCCAGTGGTTCGTGTCGCTCGCGAACGCGCAAACGCCGCTCCCGGGATTCAGTGCGCTCGCCGCGGCGGTAGCGCTGTCGGCCGCAAACGTAAACGCGCCGGTGCAGGTCGCGCAGGTCGACCAAGTAGTCACGGCCGCAACGGCGCTACAACCAACGAAGGTTGATATGCCGTCTACCGGCGTCATCCAATTTGTCGTGCAGCTTCAAAACGCCGGTACCGTGTATCCGCTCGAGGCTGCACGCGTTGCGGCCATCGCGCTCTCAGCCGCGAATGGAAGCGCGCCGGTGAACGTGTATCGTGTATACTGCGTGGTGACGGCCCCATAGCATGCCTCTCGAAAGCGCGATGGGGGAGCGCTCCGGTCTACTCTCGCACGCAGTTTGGCTTTCGCAGCAAGAAGAAAAAGGGCGTAAGCGCGATTACGACGACGACGACGATTCGCCGGAGCTAACCGAAGAAGAAAAAGAAAAGTTCAAGATCGTTCGCTACTGCGCGAACCTCTACGACGACGCCCGCAAGGCGCGCGAGCCGTACGAGACGTTCGACATCGCGTGGGACCTCTACATCGGCAACGTGTGGCCGACGAAGTGGCCGTCATGGCGCGCGAAGATCACCGTCAACAAAATTCGCTCGTTCATCACGTTCATGCAAGCGGTAATGACCGACAACAAGCCGCGCATTATGATCGAGCCGACGGTGCCTGGCTCCGAAGATGCCGCCGACCTCCTCAAGAAGCTCGTCGACCGCGATTGGGACGAGAACAACATGCAAGAGAAGCTCTCGCAGTTTGTTCTGTTCGGCCTCATCTGGGGCACGGCGTTTATGAAGATCACCTACGACCCGTACGGCAACGGCGGTCGCGGGAAGCACCTTGCTGCACCGATTGTGCCGTATCGCATTTTCACGAATCGCACGGCAACGTGTATCGAAGATGCCGAGTACGTGATTCACGTCGAGGAGCAAACGATGGGCTGGGTCCGTCGCAACTTCCCGACGCAGGCGCGCGCTGCATGGGGCGTGCGTGGCATGCGTATCGGCAAGGGCCGCGACCGCGACCGCGATTACATTCGCGAAGGCGACATCAACGAAACCGAGCGCATCATCTCGGCGCAAAACGTCAACGGCAACATCAGCGCGCCGCAATGGACGTCGCCGGGGCCAGAGTACATGGACGAGGACGGCGATACCGTCGAAGTCTGCGAATACTGGTTGCGCGACGACTCGCTCGAAATGTACGAACGCCCGAAGTACGTGAACGGCAAGCCAAAGATGGAGCCGGTCATCGGCGCCGACGGCGAGTACGAATTGGAAATCGTCGGCCGCCGCGCGGAAATTTCGGAAATCGACGGCATGCCGTTCATTCGCCCGATTCGCAAAGCGAAAATGAAGCCCGTTATGGAAACCGCGTGGCGCGAGAAGTTCCCGAACGGCCGACTCGTTATGATCGCGGGCGGCCGTATTCTGCTGCGCGATATTCCGGTGCCGTTCCAAACCGACGGCTTCCCGTTCGCCATGTGGAAAGACTACAACGTCGGCGCGTTTTGGGGCCAAGGCGAAACGATGGCGCTCAAGGATTGCGCCGTTGCGCTCAACCGGATCGTCTCGCAGGTCTACGACATTCTCGAAAAGACCGGCAACCCGTCGTTCAAGCTCCGCAAGGGCTCGGGCGTTAATGCTGCGTCGATCAAAAACAAGCCCGGCTCGATCATCGCGATGGACGACATGGACGCGCTCGCGCCGCTCGAGAAGCCGCCGATTCCGCCGCAATTCCTCGAGCTTTACGGCATCATCGGAAAAGCGATGGGCGAAGTCTCCGGTGTGAATGATGCCGTCACCGGCGCGCTGCCAGCGTCGAACACGGCCTTCGCGACGATGGATCAACTGCAAGAGTCCGGCGCCGCGCCGATCCGCCTCAAGGTGCGCAACCTTGAGTCCGGCATCAACCGCATCGGCAAGCTGCGCGTTGCGCTCATTCAGCAATTCGATAACGGGCAGCGGCCATTGCGTCGTCCCGATCACGAACGCGAGGTCGACGAAGAAGGCGCGGTAGTCGAGCCGTCGTCGGCAACGCATATCGACTGGCAGACGTACGGGCGCAAAGACTTGCAAGGCTCGGTCGAGTTCGGCGTCGTTCCCATTTCGTCGCTGTCGTCCTCACCCGCCGGTCTTTGGAATAAGTGGATGCAAATGTACGACAAGCATCTCATCGACCGCCGCTGGTGGCACGACAAGCAGCGCATCGAGGGCTACCGCACCGAGCTTCCGCGCATGGAGCGACAAGAAGCCGCGGACAAAGCTCAAGAGATGGCCGCGCAGGCATCCAAGGGCAAGGGCAAGCCCGGCCCGGCGCAATCGTCCAATCCAACGCGACGCCACAAAGCGCCGCAGCCGCAGCACAACAACACGGGCTCGACCCGCCAGCAACGCTAGGGAGACATCATGTACGGCGATCTACTGAATCAACCGGCGCCCGGAGGCGCTCCCCCAATCGGCCCGCCGCCGCAGGCCGCCGCGCTCGGCGCCGGGCTCGGCGCGCCGCCGAAGATGCCGGGCGTGCCGCCGCCGCCCACGGGCGCGGGCGCAATGCCGACCGGCGATCCGTCGACGGACAAGAAAGAGGCGGCCGACAACGCCGTAATGTCGCTGCGCGAAGTGAAAGGGCACTACCCGTCGCTCGGCGCGCAAGTCGATACGATGATCGACCAAATCAAATCCGTCGCGAAGGCGGCTGGCACGAAGTCGCCCGGCCTCGGCGAGCCCGCGAAGCCGGGCGCAGACGCGACGACGGTGCCGTCGCCGTCATCCGTTTCCGGTGGCGTCGGCGGCTTTTAGAAGCCGACCGTGATTTTACGGGGGAGCGCTATTTCGCTCTCGCGTTACGCTCCTCTCGAAATCTTGGGAGAGGAGGACACATCGAAAAATGGCCAAGCGTAAAAGCAAAAAGCACCACGCCAAGTCGCGCAAAGAAGAACGCGGACTGCGACGCGGCGCTCGCCACGTCGGTCGCAAGGGCGGTCGCGGGCGCAAACGTATGAGCAAGCGTCACTCGAAGCGCTAACTCGTATCAGCGGCGGGCGGCATTTCGGTGCCGTCCGCTCCTTGCACATCACCTCCAACGAAAGAGCACGTGGATAAAATCGCTCCGCTTCCGGTTGACGCAACCGGAAAACTCGCGCCCCTTAACGATCCCGCAAGCGCCATTGGCGCACCAGCCGCTGTCGCTACGACCGCGGCCGATGACGTTTCCGTCACCGACGCGTGGCTCGCGGAGCATCCCGTAGGCGCCGAGTTCGACGAGAGCGCCGCCCCCGCGCCAATTACGCCGCCGATTCCGCTCGAGCCGGAAACGCCGCCCACCGAAGAAGTATCAGCGCCGGAAGTCGTCCCGCCAACCGAGACGCCCGCGCCGGAAGCCACGCCGCCGACGGAAGCGCCAGCCGCAACCGAAAAACCGGCCGAGCCAGCCACACCCGCTCCAAAGACGTACGCAGCCGATGAACGCATCGGGCTCGCCGATGGCGTCGAGTGGACGCGGCAACAAATCGTCGACGCGCTGCAAGAGCGCGTGTCGCTACAGGCGCTGAAGCCGGAGGCCGAAGGCTTCCAGCAAATTTTCCGTATGAACGCGGAGCAGGCGCGCGAAATCTGGGGCCCGATTGTCGAGCGCATCACGGCGGACCCGGAAATTCCGAAGTTCATCGACGCGTACATGTCGGACCCGAAGAAGCGCGAGTACCTCGACACGTGCGCGCGCTACTTCGATTCGGAGAATCCACAAGGAGCGGCACCAGCCGCGGCACCGGCTCCCGCGAAACCAGCGGTCGACCCGGCGCTGCAACGCCAAATCACCGAGCTTACCCAGTGGAAGAACGACCGCCAAAAAGAAGCGGCGCTCACGCGGTTCAATAACGAAGTCGCGACCGTCAGCCAGCGCTACCCGTTCGTCGTTGCGGACCCGCAACTGTTCGAGGACCTCAAGCTCACGGCAAGCGCGCTCTGGACGCAAGACAACAGCAAAGGTTTGCTCGACGCGTTGGCGCTCAAAGCGCCGATGTACGAAGCACTCGCCGCCGCGCGCAATGCGCAGACGGCGCAACCCGCCCCGGCTCCGGCCTTGGCGCTCGTTCCGCAAGGCGCTGCACCCGCGGCGTCTCGCCCGACCCCCAACACCCGCGCAAAAAAATACGCGGACACCGACGAGGCCACCCAAGCGTGGCTCGAAGCTCACCCCGGCGATTACAAGGAATAACGCATGCCACAAATTCCATTCGTAAGCACGGCGGAAATCAATGCGTTCGTCGAACGTAATCTCCGCAAGGTCATCATCGACCAACGCTTTCAGTCCAAGGCCATCCTCGGTATTTTGCGCGGTAAGAAGCGCCTGATCCGCGAGGACGGCGGCTCCATCATCTCGCAACCGATCCTCGCGCAGCCGAACCAAACGGCCGTGACGTACTCGGGCGCCGACGTTCTTCCGAGCGACGCGCAAGAAGAGTTCACGACCTACGAGCTTCAGTGGAAGCAAGCCCAAGTCTCGGTGACGATCAACGGCATCGACAAGGCTCGCGCATCGGGCAAACCCGCGCAACTCGACCTCGTGAAGAACAAGATCGAGTCAGCGTACATGGCGCTGTTCGACAAGCTCGGTTCGCAAGTTTTCGCGAACGGCACGGGTAACGCGACGAAGGACTGGGACGGTCTGACCGCGGGCGTCAACAACGCCCAAGGGTTCCAGGTCTATCTCGGTATCGACCGCCTTGCGAACCCGTGGTGGCAGGCCCAGGTGTTCAACCCGGGCACGCCAACCGCGCTTTCGACCGCTTCCATGATGACGCTCTGGATGCAGTGCAAAACGGACGAGGAGCGCATCCACCTCATTAGCGCGACCAAGACCGGCTACGCGTCGTACTGGCAGCTTTTGACGCCGCAGGAATGGTTCGTCGATTCGGAAATCGCAACGCTCGGTTTCCGCAACATCGCGTTCCAAGGCTGCGCGCTCGTCGACGACGCCGCACAACCAACCGGCACGATGAACTTCCACAACCTCGACCACGAGCGCATGGTCGTTCACAAAGACGTCGACTTCGTGTTCGACGGTTTCATCCGTCCGGTCAACCAAGACACCGACACCGGACACGTTTTCGTTTACGGGAATTTCGAGGTCCGTAAGCCTTCGGCGTGCGGCGTCTACCAAAACATCAGCAACGGCTAAGGGAGCGATCATGGCTAAAAACGGAGCAAAGGGTATGGCCGGTGGTGGTTCCAGCCCGGCGCACACGTCCGCACAGGACGCAAAGATGGGCAACATCACGACGGCCGCAAGCTCGACGATGGAAGCCAAAGACTTCTCGCACGGCTACAGCGCGAATGAAGGCGAGCTTCTGAATCAGAACTTCGCGTCTCGCGGAAAGCGCGGCAAATAACTCATGCCGTATCAAGCACAGACCCGTGACATCACGGGCCAATACCTCGGCTATGACCGCGACCTCGACACCTTCCGTCCGGCGATCAACACGACGTTCACGCCCGGCCTTGCCGTTAAGCTCGTCCAGCAAGACCTTCAAATCTATCCAGACGAAGGCACGGTCGGACTTCCGTCCACGACCATCGGCGCGACGCAGAACCTTCTCATGGGCGTCGTTGCTGAAACGTGGCCCGGCTTCGGCGGCTCGGTACAGCCAGGGCAGTACACGTCGGCTTCGTCGCCAACCACGACGCGCGGCACGACCGGCGTCGACATTGTTCTCCGTGGTTTCCACCCCGCGCTCCTGATTGACCAATCGGGCGCCGGTGCCGTCACCATCACGAACGGCTTGCCAATCGTTCCGTCGGTCGCGGCGGCGTCACCCGGTCGTGGCCAAGGCGTCGCGACGGCCACCGCAACGGGCGGCCTCGGCACCATCGGTGTCGCAATGCTGCCGGTCGGCGCGTTCTTCGGATCGTCGCTCACGGCAGCGGCGCTCGCGCAAGCGGCGGCGACATTCACCATCGCTGGTGTTCCTACGACGGGCGACGTCTACACGTACACGGTCACCGCGCCGTTTACGACGGCCGCCCCCGGCGTTGCGCAAACGTACACGTACGTCGTTCCGGCACTGACCGCGGCACAAGCCGCATCGGTCACGACGGCGGCGGCGGCGGTTGTCGCGTACCTGAACGCACAGTTGTCGTTCTCGAACTACTGGATCGCGACGAACGTCGCGGGCGTCATCACCTGGACGGTCAACGCCCTGGCGAACCCGTGGCAAATCACGTTCGGTACGAACGGTGTGCTCACGAACCAGTACAACCTCTCGCTCTCGGGCATGATCGCGAACAACGCTTCGAACGGACTGACAGTTACGGCCGCGGTCACGGGCGTCTCGACCAACGTCGTGACCACGCAGTTCGCGGGCGGCACCGGCTACCGCGGCAGCATCCCGGTCTACGTGGTGCCGTCGTAATGCTCGACGTTCTCGACCTCGACCAACTGGACCAAGCCGACCTGCACGAGCGCTCGAAAGACGCCGTGCAGGCCGACAAGCAATGCCGCATCAAGCTCGCCGCCGACGTAGCGGACCCGCTGCCGCTGTTCTGGAATGTCGGCGGCAAGCACGGACGCGATACGGTCATCACCGTCGAGCCCGGCAAGCACGTGGTACAGCCGCTCTCAAAGGCGCAAGCCTGGTTCGGCCCGTTCACCGTGCCGCTCGAGTTCAAAGATGCGGACGAACGCCGTAAGGAAAAGCTCCGCAAATTTTGGGCCGAAGAAAAGTCGCGCGTCCTCAATCGCTACGACTACCCGCGCCCGGCGTCGATGTCGAAAGACGGCGTGCAGCCCATCGGTCCGCACCGCTTCCCGCACGTCCTGGTCGAGGTCATCGAAGATGACGGCTCAACGAGCGGCGAAATCGACTTGCACAAGCTCTACAAAATCGGCGAGTGGGACCCGCTCAAGGACACGTTCGGCAATCGCGAAACGGCCGAACAGGTCAAGGCGCGCTACGAAGCCGAGCTTTCCGAAGTCAGCCTCAAGCACGAGCGCGAAATGGCGGCGCTCAAAGCGCAAATCGCCGAAGTCGCGGGCATGATGAAGGGCCGTCTATTCACGCTCGACGCCGAAGGGGCATAACATGGCGCAACAAGCCATCGGCCGCAACTGTCCGAACGACGGCACGCTTACGGCCTGCGCGGGATCGTACGCCGACGAATTTCTCGTCGGCACGTGCGCGTATTGCAAGAACACGGTAAGCGTCGAGAATCCGTACTACAGCGCGACGCACGTGCTCGTGGAACAGCCGGTCATCCCCGCGGGCTACAAGCTCGTTCCAATCGACGAAGCTCCGGTCACGCTGCCGGTGAACAGCGACGATCCGCCGATCATCGAGCCGCCCGCGCCTGCGCCGCTCGAAACGATCAACCTCGAACCATCGGCGCCGGAGTCCGCGCCACAGGAGTAGCCCGTGCCCGATCTTGACGAAGAAAGCCCCGTGGCGAAGCGCTCGCGCGCGAAGTCGGCGAACGAGAACCCGCTATTGAACCCGGACGGCATCTACTCGGGCATGACGAAGCGCGTGGCCATCGAGAACGGCCGCTTTTCCGAAATCGAAGGTATGCCAGGCGACATGCGCAACCGCGGACGCATGACGCACAAGAACGCCGCCTCGGGCCGCCGCGAAACTTCGTAAACTTCGTAATGCACCGCGACCGGATTGACGAACTCGCCCTCGAAGCCGCGCTGAATCTCGCGGCTTCTTCGCCGCGCGCGGACTATACGATTGGGCAACTGCCGAGCGGTTCGCCCGCGCAGACGACCGACAACATGGTCATCTACCGCAGCGCGTCGGGGCGCACGTATCAAATCACGCTCGCGCAACTCGCAACGTTGTTGCAGCCGGTCGTGCCGACCGCGAGCTTCACGCAGAACTCGTTCCGCAACAAGCTCATCAACGGCAACATGGAAATTGACCAGCGCAACAACGGTGCGAACATCACTCCGGTCAACGCGCAGTATGGCGTAGACCGCTGGAAAGCGTACCTCTCGCAAGTGGGCAAGTTTTCGCTTCAGCAAATCGCGCTGGCTCCGTCACTCGGCGTTCCCGCTGCGTTCGCAACGCGGGTCACATCACTTTCATCTTACGCCTCACTCGCCGCCGACTTTTTTGAAGTGACTACCAACGTCGAGGCAAATCTCGTTCAGGAAATTGCATTTGGCACAAGTGCGGCAAGCCAGCTAACTCTTAGCTTCTGGGCTCGCGCTAGTGTCGGCGGAACGTATGCCGGGGCAATCCAGAACGCCGCTAATACCCGTTCGTATCCGTTCACATTCGTTTTGCCAACTGCCACTTTCGCGTATGTCACAATTCCGATTCCGGGAGACATCGCTGGCGCATGGGTATTGACCGGAACGGCGTCGGCGCTGCTCGTTGAGTTTGACCTCGGCTCCGGCTCGAATGCCAACGGCGTGCCGTTCACTTGGCAGGCGGGCAACTTCTTCACGGCGGCAGCCAACACGAAGCTCGTGGCGACAAACGCCGCGACCCTGGACATCACGAACGTCCAACTCGAAGTCGGCTCGGCAGCGACGCCGTTCGAGCAGCGCCTCTATGGACAAGAACTCGCACTTTGCCAGCGGTATTGTTACGTCGCGCAGAGCGGACTGCCGTTCTCATCAATAAACGCCTCTTTTGGAACCGGCTTTGCACAAAGCACTACACAGGCACTTATTGTTATTCCCATTCCCGTCTCGCTGCGCGCGAATCCTACTTTGACGGCTTCTGCAGCAGCGGGATTCGAAATTGCGTATCTTAATACGGCAACAGTTTGTAGTGCTACTCCTGCCGTGAATACAGCAACGGCAAATGCCATCTCTCTCCTAGTAACAATCGCGGCAGGTTTGACAGCCGGGCAGGGCTGTGTGCTGGCAAGTACGGGCACCGGGACGCAGCTAGTATTCAGCGCGGACTACTAACGCATGTCGTTCACGCCGGGACCGAACCTCACGGTCGAACGTGGCGCGGGGCAAGGACCCGGCGGACAGTACAATCACCTGTCGGTCGGCCAGGACCAAAACCTCTACGTTGGCATCGACGGCGGCACGCTGCTGCTCGGGCCGCCCGGCGCGGCTCCTGGTGCCATGTCGCTTACCGACATGCAGAATCGCACCTGGCACCTGTTGCGCGAAGATGGCCCCGACACGGGCTACGCCGCGCCGACGACCGGCGACTTCAACATCACGGTTGTCACGCGCGACTTGAACATTGCGATTGCGCAATGGATTTCGCAGACCGGCTGCGCGCCGTCGCTCACGGATCGCATGGACAACTTTCACGTTTATCCGGTGCTCGACTATCCGGTTCCGCCGGGGCTCGTATCTATCACGCGCATCGAATACACGCCCGCGGGAGAGCAGACGTACAAGCTCGTCGGGCAATCGTTCTCCGAGTTCGATTACACTGTCGGCTCGGTGCTGCCGAACACGACGGGCCAGCCGTACTATTACCGCCAGCCGTTCGGCGGATACATTCGCTTGCAGCCGCAGCCGTCGCCCGGAAACGCGCAGGGACCGGGCACCGGCACCATTTCGTTTACGCTCGCGATCACCGGGCAAACAGTCACCGCGACGCTGCAACAAAACGCGACGTCGACGCCGGTCACAACGCTGCCGTTTGTCGTGCAGGCGTCCGACACGCTCGCGTCCGTTGCGACGAAGCTCGCCGCGGCCATCGCCGCGTCGCCCGCGTGCGTCGGCATCACCGCGTTTCTCGCCGTGCCGTCAACCGCGAATAACAGCGTGCAACTCACCGCGCTCGCTGCGCCCGGTACGTCAATCAGCTACTTCGCGACGATCACCGGCAGCGGCGTCGTTGCGCCGACCGCGGCGACGACGCTCGCGCCGAGCGGCGACATCATCACGTTTTACTACTCGTCGCTCGGAACGATCCTCATTAACCCGCTCGACGTGCCCGGCATCCCGCCGCAATTTCACATGGCGCCGGTGTACCGCGTGCTCACGGACTATTGGGCGCGCAAGCAAGACTTCAACCAATCGAAACACTACATGGACATGTTCGACCTCGAGGTGAAGCGCGGTAAAGCGTTCGTGTTCGACTCGAATCGCGCAACGCAAGAAACGATTGCGGGCTCGGACTACGACTCGAATTGGCCTGAAGGCGGCGGCTAATGTCTGGCACCGGCCCCGTCACAAAGCGCATCCAGTATCCCGTGCCACTCGGGAATGTACTGGACGAGTCCAGCACGCCGCGCAAGGTTGGCGATAACGGCGGAAACGTCGCGCACGCGAACTTGATCTATCGCCGTGGTGGCGCGTGGGGCGTTCGTCCTGGCGCGCTCGACGCATACGTCGATAACACAGGGCGTTCGTTCGCGGTGCCGCTTCCGTTTTCGGCAACAGGGAAACGCTGGTATCGCACTCGCGCAACCTTGCTAACGCAACTCGTCGCAGCAATCGGGACGACTCTGTATACGGGAACGAATCCTAATACGGGAGCGCCAGCCACATTGCAGCCCCAGGTGGACTTCACAAGCGCACTCGGACCAGCAACGTATGCATCAGTATATGATCCGGTCGTCACCCAGGACGTGCTCATCATTTGCGGACCAGGCGCTACGAATGGAGCGGCTATCGGAGGCGTGCTTAGTCTCTATATGGGAAGCGGCGCAGCGGGCACGCTTGCGGCTGGCGACGTGTTCACCGTCACTGTCACGACGACGGCTCCGAGTGCCGGAACAATTACAACAACATACACGGCGACGGCGGCGGATAACGTATTTTCGCTTGGGCAAAACCTCGCAACGGCGATCAACAACGGCGGATCGTCTGCCTTCGGTTCGAGTTCCGGCCAAGGAACGATTCCAGCGCTCGCGCAGGCCGTTGCTGTGTCGCAGGCATTTGCCGGAAGCCTCGCCCCGCAACCGGAATCGCTGATTAAGCTCACCGCCTTAAACGCCGCCGTTGTCGGCACGATTAAGATCACAAGCTCGAACGGTACCTGGGACGGAAACTCGAACACAAATAGCCTCACGTCGGGCAGTAGTGCGATCACGGCTCCGTACAAATGGAGCGGATCGACACTTACGCAAGTATCCGGGCCGGTCAACAACTTCATGTTCAGCGGCGGCACTCCGACGGGCTGTGTATCATGGCATAATCACGTTTGGTATTGGGGCGTTTCCGGTCAGCCAAATACGCTTTGGGCGAGCGACATCAATGCGCCTGAAAACTGCTCGTTTATGATCCAGAACGGGCCGTATCAAATCGGCGCTGGCGACGGCGACCCCGGCATTCAGGCATGTGTGCCTATCGGCAATATCCTCTACGTGTTCAAAACGAACAGCATCTACGCGATTACCGGCTACGACTTCCAGCCGGGCGAGTATCAGTTCAATGTGCAGCCTGCGCTTCAAAACACCGGCATCCCATCGCCGCTCTGCGTCGCTACGCTGCGCGATGCGCTCGTATTCTGGAATGGCTCGTCATTCCGTCGTCTTGCTCCCGGCGCATTGGAAACTGAGGACATCGGTTTGCCGATTGCGCTCACGCAAGGATCGTTCACCGCAAACGGCTCGGCGAAGTATGTTCAGGCGATTGCGGGCAGCTTCATCGCGCAGACGCAAATGTCCGACACGTTCACCGCGCCCGCGCCGTTTGCGCTTAACAACTGCGCCTATTTTGCAATGAGTAACGCGCCAGGCAGCGGCGTCACGACGATTATGATGTACGACGACGACGCATCGCAATTTCTTGGGTCGTATGCGTGGTCGTCATGGACGCCGCCGGACAACGGCAACGAGTACACGAGCGGGTTTGTTGCATTTGGCGG